AACACCAAAACATCTATGGAGACGTGGTACGCATACAGTTCATAAGGATGATATTGTTATCATTGAGAGATCAGGGGTTGAACATAAGATTCCATTTAATGATGATATGCTTGTTTTATCAGAAGATAGAGATTTAGCTTGTTTTAACACTATGAGCTTTCTCCTTCCGTTTAAAACCCAATTAGGGTTGATGGTTAAGGAGAGTGCACATGTGAATCAAGCTGGAGAACCCTGTTGTATAATTGTTCCACAAGCAAAAGGTTTGGTTTCTTTGATTGAGAATGAAGCTTATATCACAGATGCTCCATATGTAGATCCAATGGGTCATCGATATGAAGGTCTGCAAATTTGGCAGTATAATCAGAAATTTAATCAGGGTGATTGTGGTTCAATTATGGTTTTGACAAGACCAGCTCTAGGTGGAGTGATTGCGGGTATGCATGTTGCTGGGGACAACTTTAGTGGTAATGCTGAGGTTTTAACCCAAGATTTTGTTGAGCAATGTAAGGAACATTTTGGTAAGGTAACGCAAGGATTTTGCACCAATGCTGAGTATGATGATGAGGAATTTTTTGATGCGGAATCAGATTTAGAAGGTAATTTTTATTATTTGGGTGCGACCAAGAATGCCCCGTATCAGAATACGAAGACGGAAATTGTTAAGGGACCATTATATGAGGTATTACAACCACATTTGACTGAACCAGCAGTTTTATCGCCATCAGATGTGCGTATGGAGCAAGTATGTTCGCCTATGTTGAAATCAGTCTCAAAATATGGTGTTCCAGTAGTGCCTTTTGATAGCGCATTGATGGATAAGGCTTTTAACATTGTTAAAGAATTTTATAATCCTATAAAATTTTATAAATTGAAGGCTTTTGAGATTAATGATGCTGTTAATGCAAAATGGACACCAAATTTGGAGAAACTTGATTTGTCAACTTCGGCTGGCTATCCCTGGGCTCAAAAAGGTAAGAGAAAATCTGATTTGATAAGTAAGAATGAAGATGGAGAAATGACTGTTCTACCAGAATTGAGAAATGTGTTGAATACATGTGAAAATTTGTTAGCTAAGAAAACAATGTTTGCTTATACTTTAACTACTACATTGAAAGATGAGAGAGTGGCTATAGATAAAGTGAAGATTGGTAAGACTAGAACATTTATGAATTTTCCCGTAGAGTATACTGTTTTGATGAGAAGGTATTTTGATGATTTTATTGATAAAGAGACGAAGCACGCTTTGGATATTGGTACTACAGTTGGTGTAAATATTTATAGTACGCAGTGGGATATTATGTATAAAGATTTAGTTAGATTTAATTATTCGTTAGATGGTGATTTTAAAGCTTTTGATGGTACTATTAGACCAGAATTTTTCCGTTTGTATGCTAAATTAGTGAATAGTTTTTATAAGGATGAATTTGATAATGTTCGTAGATTATTGGTTACTGGTTGTTGTTTTGCTCCTATTTTTGTATTAAATAAAGTTTACGTGAAGTTACAAGGAAATCCATCAGGATCTCGTATTACAACGTCATTTAATAGTTTTTTTAATAGAATGTATGTTGTTATGTCTATGTTGAGTAATTTAC